CACTATTGCTGGGTAAGATCACAGATACGTATATCTGAATAGTTAAATTCAGTTCTGTAAATAAAATTTAATCCTTAACCGGATGGATTTCTGCACCCTCAGAACATCAGGAGGCCGCCCGAAAGGGCGGTAGTGAAATGCGAAAGTTCAAAATTATTATTGAAACGGGAATAGCTGGTGGAGATTTTGAGGATGTATTCGAAGTGGACGATGACGCAACACCTGAGGAAATTCATGACGGAGCATAAGAAATTTTCTTTAACTACTGCAATTACTCATACCACGAAATAAAAGACGATGAGGAAGAACAAAGTGGCTGATTTTTGTTCAGCTAAATATAACATCAGTTTTGAAGAGCGGGATGAACTATTAATGGACTATGGTGAGTTACGCGGTGGAAGTGCTGCTGATGTCGAATCCTAGCGTGATGACTATGAAGCGGGAAAAACTCCGGTCGAAGCATATTGTGATGAGTGGGGCGATGAATGAGCGAGATTAATTATCAGGAAGGGCATGAAACGGCGGGGCAAGCAAAACCAGTGGCATGGCGATATCGCTACGTGAAAAAAGGCGTTACGGACTTTCAGGGGAAGTAGTGGTCTGGTGACTGGAAATATGTACCGAAAAAAGAGGATTGTAACGACAGGCCGAACTATCAAATTCAGGCCTTATTCACTGCCTCACCAGTCCCAGTTACATCAGAAGAACTGGTTAAAGCTGTGCACTTTTATGAACAACTAAAACGCGAAAATCCACCAACATCCGGCAACTAGATTAATGGATTAACTATGTCGGTTAAACGACCAGCCAACTGAAAAAGCGGAAACCTGATTACAGGTTGCCAGATAAGGCAATGAGCTACCTGGCGCGGAACGGACTGATAAGTATGGGGAATGTTTTACGATGAACCTTTAGACTAAAGAGTTTGTAACGCTATGTAAGTGATTTTTTCTGGTTTAGATATTTATATGTCCGGCCAAATTGAGGTGTGTTTAAATGTAATTGCACATTGATTGTAGGAGGAATAATGAAAAACGCATTGCAGTTTTTGTTTGTTGCGTTCTGGTTGTTCGCATCATGTATGCCCATCATCTTCACAGCAAGGTATATGGAAAAAGTTGATGTTTTGATATTAATATTTGGATATATAAATGCCCTTTTTTTAGGGGTGTTCATGGCGGTCATGTGCATTGAATACTGGCGGTAAATACAGCGAACTCCATTGGTTTAGTTGGATATTTACTGTGCTGGACAAAAACGGTTTGCGGGGAAATCTTAGTTAAGTAGAATGACTGCGGGTGCTTGAGGCTATCTGCCTCGGGCATGGACACCAACGGCAGATAGAGAAAAGCCCCAGTTAACATTACGCGTCCTGCAAGACGCTTAACATTAATCTGAGGCCAATTTCATGCTAGACACATGTAGGTTAGCCTCTTACGTGCCGAAAGGCACGGAGAAGCAGGCTATTGTTAACACCAAGCTGTAATGTCCCCTTTGAACCATTCTAAAATGTCCCCAGACAATTCTCTGGGGGATTTTTCATGATCAAAGAGACTGTTACGATGAGTCATAAGGAACTCCACCGACTTCAGATTATTCAGGAACAAGCTGCGGCACGCATTGGCATTTCTATTCGGCAGGTTAAACGTCTGGTGCAACGGTATAGAAATGAAGGGCCTTCTGGTCTGGTTTCCCACCGACGTGGAAAGCGTCCTAATAATTCCTTTTCTACTGAATTCAGAGCAACAGTAATTTCACTCCTCAAAGGCCGTTACGCTGATTTTGGACCTACGTTTGCGTGCGAAAAATTGCGCGAGATACACGGTTTATCTTTATCCGTTGAAACTCTCAGAAAGTGGATGATAGAAGAGGGGTTATGGCGTGAACGCCGTCGTAAAATTGCCCGTATATATCAACGCCGCATGCGACGACCATCTTACGGTGAACTGATCCAGATTGATGGCTCACCTCATGACTGGTTTGAAAATCGAGGCCCCAGATGTACACTGATCGTTTTCATTGATGATGCCACCAGTGCGTTGATGGCGTTGCGTTTTGTGCCTGCTGAAACAACCCGGGCTTACATGGAAACCCTCCGGGGTTACCTTAATGATCATGGCGTACCGCTCGCTCTCTACTCTGATAGACACAGTATATTCAGGGTAAATAACCCAGAGCGGGAAGGTGAGCTGACCCAGTTCACTCGTGCGATAAAGACACTGGGCATCGAGCCAATCCATGCCAACAGCCCGCAGGCAAAAGGGCGGGTAGAGCGCGCCAATCAGACACTACAGGACAGGCTGGTCAAAGAAATGCGGCTTCAGAATATCAGTGATATTGAAACAGCAAATGCATGGTTGCCGACCTTTATTGAAGCCTATAACAACCGGTTCGCTACGTCGCCTCGTACTACTGATAATGCTCATCTTGATGTGCACCATTCTGAAGAGGAACTGGGTTATATCTTCAGCCTACAGGCGAAGCGCGTTCTGTCTAAAAATCTCACTTTCCAGTACAAAAGCAGTGCGTTTCAGGTACGCAGTGAGGGCCGGGGATATCGACTTAGGCATTCGGTTGTTACTGTATGCGAGAACTTTGACGGTGAAATTAACGTTCTGTATGACGGGAAAGCGCTGGGCTGGGAAAAGTATGTTGATGGCCCGGAGCCTATACCACCGGATGATGAAAAGAGTGTCCATGAACGAGTGGATAATGCCCGTATTGATTTACGCTCAAAATACTATGTTAAACCTAAAGCTGACCATCCCTGGCTTACGCGCCGAACGCAAAGTCATCAGCAAGTTAAGCCCCCGAAGTTACCTAAAAAGAAGCCTGATCCCGATAAAAAAGATTGAAACCAAGATCGATTCGGTTGAGTGCATATCCATTCATAGGGTAGATTCTTAAGTCGCGTTTCTGGTGTTCATTTTCGGGTGGTTTGTTACTTGTTTTACCGGGGATATGCCAGAAACGCGCTGAGTCAGTCTGGGCGGTGCGCGTAATGAGGCGTTATGGTAAATAGCCTATGCTAATGTCCGCTAAGAGCAAGAAGCGGAAGTTGGCAGTTTTGTGGACTGTCCCCACAAAAGTGACTACAGAAATAGTTGCAATTCATAATTGATCATGGGTTGTCAGTTAAACTCGTGGCGATTTAAATAGACTAATTGGGAGTGCGTCCATTACTTATATCTTGTAATGTTAACTATCAGAAATGATACAAAGATAATATGTCTTTAAAGAAAAGGCTGATGGCGAAAAGTGGCCCGATGAGGGCCACAATACGGCTGTCACTTAGACGTAAATATCAATGGTGCCAGCGGTATTTGTATCGTCTTTTTTCTCTTCTTTTTTATCAGGCTGAACTGTCGCGTCTTCATTCTTTTTCTCTGCCTGCTGCCTTAACAACTGCTCCAGTTGAGCCCAGAGGCTTTCAATTTGCTTCTGTACCAATGCAGCCATTTCTTTTTTCTGCTGTGTCGTCATCCCCTCTTCCGATGAGATTTTCCCAAGCTTTTCAGTCAGCACCTGAATTTGTCTTGTGATTTTGGCTATTTCTGATGTTCCTTCCGGGGCGGAGTTGTTTGAAATAACGGTTGAGGTATTTCCCTGAATTGTGACAGACATAGATTTCTCCTTTTAAAAAAGCACTATCGGCATGCACAAAAAAATCTTTAATCGTATTTCTTGTGTCATTAATTGTTTGATGTTCAGATTGTTTTCCTCGCGGGCTGGCGCGCCTCAGAAAGTAAAGCTTGTTGACAGGGGTAAACGTTCGGCAATAATTTTCTGCCGCATGCGGGTGTTGCATAAAACGTGTTACGTTCCTTTATCGACAGGTCAGGTCACCGCTCACCCGCCGACGAGAAAGCAACACTGACATGCTAAAGCAAAAAATAGATGAATAAGTTGAGTTGTGCATATGTAGCCTGACCGTCACAAAGTATATGGTGTCTGTACCAGTAAGATGATGGCCGGACTCTTTAAAAACGAGCTGACCTGCACAATACAGGATGGACTTAGCAATGGCTGCTCCTGGCACAAAGCGGACAGTGATCACCGTTCTTACGACTACTTTCTGACTTCCTTCGTGACTTGCCCTAAGCATGTTGTAGTGCGATACTTGTAATGACATTTGTAATTACAAGAGGTGTAAGACATGGGTAGCATTAACCTGCGTATTGACGATGAACTTAAAGCGCGTTCTTACGCCGCGCTTGAAAAAATGGGTGTAACTCCTTCTGAAGCGCTTCGTCTCATGCTCGAGTATATCGCTGACAATGAACGCTTGCCGTTCAAACAGACACTCCTGAGTGATGAAGATGCTGAACTTGTGGAGATAGTGAAAGAACGGCTTCGTAATCCTAAGCCAGTACGTGTGACGCTGGATGAACTCTGATGGCGTATTTTCTGGATTTTGACGAGCGGGCACTAAAGGAATGGCGAAAGCTGGGCTCGACGGTACGTGAACAGTTGAAAAAGAAGCTGGTTGAAGTACTTGAGTCACCCCGGATTGAAGCAAACAAGCTCCGTGGTATGCCTGATTGTTACAAGATTAAGCTCCGGTCTTCAGGCTATCGCCTTGTATACCAGGTTATAGACGAGAAAGTTGTCGTTTTCGTGATTTCTGTTGGGAAAAGAGAACGCTCGGAAGTATATAGCGAGGCGGTCAAACGCATTCTCTGAACCAAAGCATGACATCTCTGTTTCGCACCGAAGGTGACACTTCTGCTTTGCGTTGACAGGAGAAGCAGGCTATGAAGCAGCAAAAGGCGATGTTAATCGCCCTGATCGTCATCTGTTTAACCGTCATAGTGACGGCACTGGTAACGAGGAAAGACCTCTGCGAGGTACGAATCCGAACCGGCCAGACGGAGGTCGCTGTCTTCACAGCTTACGAACCTGAGGAGTAAGAGACCTGGCGGGGGAGAAATCCCTCGCCACCTCTGATGTGTCAGGCATCCTCAACGCACCCGCACTTAACCCGCTTCGGCGTTTTTTCCGTTGATTAACTCTAGTTATTAGAGAACCGAACTTTTATTGATGGGGCAGGGAGATGAAGAAACTTGTTTTAGTCGCAGGTGTAATGATTGCAACAGTAATGTTGGGAGGGTGTGCAGCAAAGGTCGATCCAGCGTTGAAAGCAGAAGCAATGAAGCCACTAACATGTAATGATGAAAAGCAATGTGACTTTTATTGGAAACGAGCGCAATTCTGGTTGGCTAATAATTCCTCATGGAAAATTCAAACGGCGACAGACACGCTAATTTCCACTTATAATCCCTCTCCAAATAGTCCATTCCTCGCTTATCAAGTGAGTAAAATGCCAAATGAAGATGGATCCTCAAGAATTTTCATCAAGCCTTTTTGCGACAATATGTTTGGCTGTCAACCAAACCCCTATCAGGCAGTTGTTTCCTTTAAAAACTTCGTTAAAACAGGGCAGTAATGTATAGCGGGACGGTAAATTATTAGTGAAAACGCTGTAAACCCTATGGATTGAGTCAGGATTTAATCCGATAATTATTCTATCGTTCCTTTACAAGTCCGGCATATTACCTTCAGTTTGTTTTAGCATACCCGCTTCGGCGGGTTTTGTTTTTTTCTGGCATTCTGGTTTACAATACGCATGCCAGCCTGAACAACTGGCACCTGCTGCGCCAGCAGAGACAACCGATGGCGCACAATACCAAACATCACAATTCTGATACCGACCTTGCCAGCGGGCACGGGCGGCGCCCTCACACATTCAAATGTGACTGGTACCAGCATGACCCCTGCACTGAAGAACAGGCCGAATGGCTGATTCATAACTACCGCAGACGTGGGTATGAGTTTAGGAAAGCTCTCAGCCTCGATTATCGTCACTGGATAATCTACGTCAGGCTCCCTTATTCCGAACGCCCACCACGCCCGTCCCGCACATTCCAGCAACGAATCTGGAGATAACGTGCGCGTATTACTTCGACCTGTTCCGGTACCGGAACTCGGGCTGGTGGTCCTTAAGCCAGGTCGTGAATCCATGCAGGTATTCCATAACGGCAGAGTGCTGGTTGAACCGGAGCCAAAAAGCATGCGCGGTCTGCCGTCCGGGGTCGTTCCTGCCGTTCGCCAGCCGCTGGCAGAAGACAAATCTCTGCTGCCATTTTTCAGCGATGAGCGGGTGATTCGTGCTGCCGGCGGCGCTGGTGCACTGTCTGACTGGCTCCTGCGTCATGTTAAATCCTGCCAGTGGCCACACGGCGATTATCATCACAGCGAAACCGTTATTCACCGTTATGGTACCGGCGCAATGGTGTTGTGCTGGCACTGCGACAACCAGCTGCGTGACCAGACATCCGAATCACTCGAGCAACTTGCTCATCAAAACCTGTCAGCATGGATGATTGACGTCATCGGTCACGCAATAAGCGGTACGCAGGAGCGTGAATTATCTCTGGCTGAATTATCCTGGTGGGCGGTCCGCAATCAGGTGGCGGACGCGCTACCGGAAGTGGTATTACGTCGTTCGCTGGGGTTGCGTGCGGAAAAAATCCGCTCAATGTACCGTGAAAGCGACATCGTACCGGGAGAGCAGACCGCCACCAGCATACTGAAACAGCGCACAAAAAATCTTGCGCCGCTGCCTCACGCCCACCAGCAACAGAACCCGCCACAGGAAAAGACGGTGGTCAGCATTGCTGTTGATCCGGAGTCACCGACTCAGTATCTCCAGCGCCAGAAACCACAACGGGAAGAGATGCCTGTATACACGCGCTGGGTAAAAACGCAGAAATGCATGACGTGCGGTAATCAGGCAGATGATCCGCATCACATCATTGGTCATGGACTGGGAGGGATGGGAACAAAGGCTGATGATTTGTTTGTTATTCCGCTGTGCCGTAAATGTCATAACGAACTGCACGCCGGGGTAAAAGATTTTGAAGAAAAACACGGCAGCCAGCTGTTGTTGCTGATTCGTTTTTTAATGCACGCGAGAAATTCGGGTGTCCTGAAGTGGAAAGCATGAATGACTGAACGCATAGAATTTGTTTTGCCTTACCCGCCAACGGTGAACACTTACTGGCGACGTCGTGGCAGCACATATTTTGTATCAAAAGCCGGTGAGCGTTATCGCCGTGATGTGGCGCTTATTGTTCGCCAGCAGCGGTTGAAATTAAACCTGTCCGGAAGGCTGGCGATAAAGATTATTGCGGAGCCACCGGATAAGCGCCGCCGCGACCTGGACAATATCCTGAAGGCACCACTGGATGCGCTGACGCATGCCGGACTACTTATAGACGACGAGCAGTTTGATGAAATCAATATTGTGCGCGGTCAGCTCGTTCCTGGTGGGCGGCTGGGGATAAAAATCACAGAACTGGAGTGCGCATGAATAACCAGTATTTACAGTTTGTGCGTGAGCAGCTCATTATCGCCACCGCTGATTTGAGTGGGGCAACAAAAGGTCAGCTTGAAGCCTGGCAGGAGAATGCCATGTTTGATACAGGGCGTTACAGGCGTAAAAAAATCCGGTACCGAGATGAAGTGACCGGAAAAATGATTACGCGGGATAATCCACCAATCCCGGGGAAACAATCGCTGGCGAAGGGGACGTCAATTCCTCTGGTCAGTCCGGTTGAGTTTTCGACATCATCGTGGCGGCGGGCTGTTCTGTCTCTTGAAGAACATCATAAAGCCTGGTTGTTGTGGTGTTACAGCGGGAGTATTTGTTGGGAATATCAGATCGCGATAACACAGTGGGCGTGGAATGAATTTAATACTCAATCCGGTACCAGAAAAATTGCAGGGAAAACGCAGGAACGCCTGAAAAAATTAATCTGGCTGGCGGCGCAGGCAGTAAAAGCAGAACTTTTTGGTGGGGAAGGTTATGAATACCAGGAGCTGGCATTACTGGCGGGAGTGACAACTAAAAACTGGTCCAAAACATTTACTCGTCACTGGGTTGCAATGAAACACATTTTTTACCGACTGGATAGTGGGGCTTTATTGTTTGTAATGAGAACGCGTTCAAAACAAAAGGCGGCATTTTCAAAGCAAAGTGTTGCAAAAGTAGATTGAAAGGCATATATTTCATGCAAATCTGATATTTTGCCGATTTTGTACGTGATGGCAAAAGCAAACAAAACCCGCCCAAATGCGGGTTTTTTGTGCCACTTATCTCGGATAGACATGGTGAATGCGCTGGTGGAGGAAGTAAGGGGGATTTTTAACCAGGTGATTTTTGAATGCTTGCAACATTGATTTTGTAACGTTATTATCCTGCGCCCGGCCCTTTAGCTCAGTGGTGAGAGCGAGCGACTCATAATCGCCAGGTCGCTGGTTCAAATCCAGCAAGGGCCACCAACCGCCACTAGCTCATCGGGATAGAGCATCAACCTTCTAAGTTGATGGTGCGAGGTTCGAGTCCTCGGTGGCGGACCATTCCATGCAAGTTTAGCTGGCAGCGCTATTAGCTCGGCGTAATAGGGCTATTCGTCAGGCCCTGTTAGTTCACTATATTGCGTCAAAGCTTTTCTATCAACGATACAATTAACGTTAAACGTTACAAAAACCACTGCTGATGTAATTCTTGCGCTCCGTTGTGCCCGGAGTATTTCCTGTTATTTATTGCGACAACGGAATTGGTTTGTTCCCAAACCGATCATGTTTGTGTTATTTTTTAGCAATCTCTTGCGTAAAATCAGAATTCTGGATGAAATAAAATAATTTGTATTTATCTGATACATATTTATACACATATTAAAATCTTAAAACCAATTATTTTTTGATGTCATATGATTTATCGGTAATATTACTCCCGACCCAAAAGGCAGCGAGTCTGTGTTCGCTGGCGCATGACCAGCTGCCTCGCGGGTCATTGCTGGCATCCGTTTAATCATATTGTTATAGTATCATTACTGTGGTTACGGAGGCCCGCTCTATATACAGGTATCGTACAGTGGCTATTACTTCAGCCTTTTAGGTTAGTGATACTGGTTCGATTCCTGTTCTCCGCACATTCATTGTTCTTTGATGAGTTTTTACAGCACTGGCGTTTTTTGTGAGGAACAGATCTCGTTAATTCCTTTGTTGGGCCTCATTCTGTAATGGAGATCGGTTACGGATTCAGTGCTGTATTTTTTTATGACACAGAAATGGCGCATTGCCCACGACAGGAAGCCGGATTTAGCGTTGAGTAACCAGTGATGCGCTTCTCTGTGTTGAAAAACATGAATTGGGGCGTTCCTCAGCGCGAGGGTGGTTTATAGAGTCGGTTTAGCGGGAAACCACAGTATCCATACAGCACGGAATACTTCGGGAGGCACCCGGCGCCTCGGTTTAATAACAATTAAAAAATTCATCCCTTGCATTGACCAACCGCCATATCTGGCGGTTTTTTTTATTCCTTTCTCAGGACAAAAAAAGACACGAGCATCCAGGAATACTCGTGGGACAACGTTCTTTAGATAGCAATTTGCGAGAGGGTGAAAAGTAGCGTGGTCGTCGGATTAAGACCGCGGGACAAAGTCCATGAAGAATAATAAGTATTGGCCCCTTCCGGGGACATGTTCATTCTACTAAGCTTCATAAGTGGTTCAAATCCTCAAATTAACCTTAATTTCCGATAAGTCTTATTTCATTTCTTTGCGCCACATCTGGCGCGCATCAAATAACGCCACGCAAAGGGCATCTGCGGATGCCGGTGCTTTTGACGGGGTGTTTTTTACGGGCCGCTGGTGGCCCTTTTTTATTTACAGGAGAAAAAAGTATGTCTGAACCCTTATCCGGTTCCGGCACGGCGGCTGCGCTCGGAGGGGCGACGGTATTCGGGCTGTTCACCGGAACGGATTTCGGGATTGTGTTTGGTGCGTTCGCGGGGGCTTTGTTTGTGGCAACTGTGCCGCAGAAGATTTCCGCCTGGCGTGTGGCGGCGCATTTTCTGGTGTCGTTTATCGTCGGCGTGCTGGGAGCACGTGTACTGTCAGCCTGGATTACATCAAAAACAGGGTATGACGGTACATCGGCAGATGCGCTGTGTGCGGTGCTGGTATCGGTGGTGTCAGTGAAGATTCTGTCATTCATCCACCAGCAGGATATCGCATCACTGGTGTCCGGCCTGTTCTCCCGCCTGAGGGGCGGAGGAGGCGGCAATGTTAAGTAACCTTCCCGGATTGCTGAATGTGGCGTTATGCACGGTTATCGTGCTGACGTTCTTTTTTTATCGCCGAAAAGATGCCACGCACAAACCGCTGATGTCATGGCTGGCCTGGCTGCTGATGCTGCTGTATGCCTTTGCGCCCCTCAGCTATCTGTGTGGTCGCCCGTTAGCAACGGGCTGGCTGGAAGTGTTTTTTAATCTGCTGTTCTGCGTGCTGGTGATACGCGCACGCGGGAACGTCACAAAAATCTTTCCATTGTTGAGGTGAATATGTCGGGTAAATTCAGATTCAGTCGTCGGAGCGAGAAAAATCTGGAGGGCGTTAAACCACAGCTGGTTGCTGTCGTTCGCCGTGCGCTGGAGCTGACGGAGGTTGATTTCGGTATTACGGAAGGCCTGCGCACGAAAGAACGCCAGAAACAGCTGGTTGCAGAAGGCAAGAGCCAGACCATGAACAGCCGCCACCTGACCGGTGATGCGGTGGATGTTGTGGCCTGGGTTGGCAGCCAGGTGTCATGGGACTGGCCTCTGTACGAGAAAATCGCGCAGGCATTTAAGCAGGCTGCCGCAGAGCTGGGAACTGCCATCGAATGGGGCGGGGA